TTAACATCCTCAACCCATTCTTCAAAGAATTTAACAGAATCAGCATATAACTTTTCAGTTGATTCTTTAACTTCTTTATAAGAAGGAATTTTAAACGGATTAAAATTAAACATAGTGTTCTCCTTATATTGGTTTGTTAATAAATTCTAGTTCTTCGTTAGTATAAGGGATCATTCTACTAAATCCCAAGATAAAGTTTGTTCGTTCCAAGTATATCTATTGTCATCTTGTGGATAAGCAACTGGTGCATTCCAAAGACAAGTATCTTCGTTTAATATCCAAGAGTTAAAAGGTTTAGGTGGAATAAAAGCATCTCTTGTCTGATCGTATTGATAACCTATTCCTGCATAATTTTTTCTAAAATTATTATTGTATGAAGTTTGTTTCCAAACATCTCTTGTATTGTAAAGTTTGTTAATAAAATCTACTCCAGCTTGTTCAGTAGTTGCAATATCATTTGAAACTACAATTACTTGTTCAACTATATTTCCTACTCCTAATTTTGCAAAGTGTGCCATATATTATCCTGTGTATGTTCCTGATGCGTTATAAACTAATATTGTATCTGAACCTGATGTTGTAACTGTTGGAGAACCTGTTGTAGTTGATGAATAATTAGCAGTTGGCATACGAAGTATTACAACTCCTGAGCCACCTGATTTTGCAGGAGATGGATTTCCATTACCACCACTTCCCCCACCACCTGTATTTGCTGTGCCATTATTGTAACCAGAACCACCTCCATCAGAAGCTGTTCCTACTGTTGTGCCACCACCGCCTCCTCCGCCTCCTCTACCAACAGAAGAACCAGTTATAGAAGAAGATAAACCAGCACCACCAGTTCCTCCTGTTCCTGTATAATTAGATGTTGAAGTTGCACCAACAGCACCAGCACCACCCCCACCACCACCAGAACCATTTACAATATTATTTCCTCCACCTCTAAAACCTTGATTTGCTGTACCAGCACCATATCCTGATGTTCCATTTTCTCCTCCAGCTCCACCACCAGAACCTCCGTCTGAACCTGTTGCATTATAGTAACCTCCACCTCCTCCTCCAGTAGAAGTAATTGTAGTTAATCCTGTTCCTGAAATTGATGAATTTGAACCATTTGTACCTCTAACTTCAGTAGAAGAACCAGCACCTCCTGCTCCAACTGTAATTGTATAAACTGTTCCTTGAAAAAATGTTAAACTTTCTTCTGAACTTCCACCTCCACCTGATGTTTCTGTTAAGTATGAATTTCTATATCCTCCTGCACCTCCTCCTCCACCATGCCATCTACTACCACCACCTGCTCCTCCTGCTATTACTAAAAATTCTGCTGAATAAGTTATTGGGTCTATTGATTGTGTTCCATAATTTGAAGCTGAAGAAGAAACCCAACCTTGTGTAGCATCTACATAAGTTAAAGTTACAGCTTCTCTATTTGTTGTTAAAGATTTATTATATGTTCCACCTTCAATTTTATTTGAATTTCTTCCTAATGTAATATTGTTTGTAGCAAAAGTTCCTGCGTAATCTAATAATATTATTGTATCTCCAACAGAAGGAGTTGCAGGTAATGTTACTGTAAATGCAGCTGAAGTAGTATTTAAAGGATAACCTCTACCAGCAGATGCTGTAAATCCTGTTGTCTGAACTGATTGCCAAGCTATTAATCCTACAGTTCCTGAAGCAAGTTTAGCAGAAGTTACTGTACCATCGCTAGGAGTACCTATTGCAAGTACATCACCTAATACTAAAATAAAATCTATTGTATCAGATGAAGTTAAAGCATCTGAGAATACTATTGTTGAACCTGATATTGTATAAGCTGAAGTTGGCGATTGAATAACACCATTTAAAGATACGATACAATTATTTGCAGTTTGTGGATAATACGCAACTCCACCATTTAATAAATTGTATGTAGCTGTAGCGGATGTAACTATAGCATCTAGCTTTACAAAATTTCCTACAACTGGTTGTTTGCCGATATAAGCCATCTATTTTGGATATTTCTGTTTAACTGCGTTGATGGCTTGTTGCCATTTATTAGTTCCATTAATTTTATCCCAATACTGCATATCAAGTTGATCTGCAAGAGAAGGATAGTTATTTGCTCTTTGACTTTTTATATTATTAATTCTTTCAACTTTATTAGCTTGTGCTTCATAAGCATCTAATTGTGCTAATGTTGGTTTTGCAATATTTAGATTCCATTCAGCTATGAATACTCCTTTGCCATCTGAGTTGTCTTGTAATCTTACATCTTTAGTAAAATCTACTTCTTTATTTGCGTATAGTTTTATTTTAGTTGATAAATTTGCCATTATGCTCCTATTAATTTATATGCACCAAAAAAAGTATATCTCTCAGTTGCACCATAATCTACTGTTACAGTTCCACCACCACTATTATCTTGTTGAGCAAATATTTCGTAATAATCTGTTCCATTAGCAGTATCAATGGTTGATATTGTTAATGATTGTCCATCACCTGCATTAAAACCAGCAGTATTTAATATTAATGCTTGATATGCTATTCTTGAACCATTTTTATAAATTCCATTAAATAACTTACTTACAGCACTTCCTGAATATAATTGAACACTTGCAAACATAAAATATTTTCCAGCAGTTGGAGTAAATCTATAATTTGTTGAATTATCATAACAATTATCTGAATCAAATAATTCAAGATTAAATTGAATTTTTGTATTAACATTGTCGGCAAATGTTTGAGATGTACTTTTTGAAACAAAAAAAGCTGGAGTATTAGTTCCACCAGATAATTTAGATGTAGCTATAGCAGCACTAGCATTAATATCGGCATCAACTATTGTGCCATCAGTTATTCCTAGTGATTGTATTTTTGTTAGTGGCATTATTCTTTTGGATTGTTAAGTTTAATATTAGCTATTCTAGCTTTCCAGCTATCTAAACCATTGTGATAAATTTCATCTAGTTGATTTACTATAGTTCCATATTCTTTGCGTCTATTAACATAAACATCTTCTAATGCTTGTAGTTCAGATTGCTTATCTAATATTTGTTGATTAGTAATGTTTGTTGGATTGTTATCATGCCATTCTAAAGTATTAATATCATCTCCTGATACTGAAACTTGTGCATTTGATTTAATTTTAAGTATAGCTGTGCAAATATCTATTTTCATAATTAAACTTTTACTTCCATTACTGTTATTGATGCTTTATAAAATGGTCCACCACCACCATCATTATCTTGTTGATTAAGTCTTGCTGTATTAGCAGTACCTCTAAAATAAACTTGATAAGTTGTTGCTGAAGTTGTTGCTGGTGAATCTAAAAAAGAATAAGAACATGGAAATGCATTACTAGTTATTGCTTGAAATCCATACGTTGAATCACCTATATTTGTAGCACCTCTATATATAGTTTGATAACTTCCAGTACCTGAATCATTCCTACAAAGACCAGTATATACAAATATTAAAATTTTATTACTTGCCGAAGATGGAGTAATTGTTACTGATAAAGTATTTGAAGCAGTAACAAAAGAAGTTGATGTTGTAGTTCTTTGTGTAGAATCATAAGCACTTAATACCTGAATAACTTGTCCAGCAGTAGCTCCTACTGTTGAATATTGTAATGCTGTAGCACCTGAGTTTACTACCAATGCTTGACCAGCAGTACCAAGTGTAGCTAAGCCAGTACCACCATTAGTATATGGTAAAGTACCAGTTACTTTAGTTGTAAGATTAATTGTTGAGTTTGCAATATCAGCATTAGCTATTGTAGCATCTACAATCTTTGCAGATGTTATAATGCTATCAGCTATATCCGCAGAAGTTAAAGGTACTGCAGAAGGTTTATTTCCTATGAAAGGCATAATTACTTTCTGTTATGATATTGCATCAACAGTTGAAACCCAAGTATCTAAAGATGAAGCTGTATCTGATACAACTTTTAAAATATCTCCAGACTGAACTACAACTTTAGCACCACCATCAAGAACTTGTAATGATGAACCTGCTGGGATGGGTGCATTTTTTACTAAATAAAAATCGTTAGTACCATCGTTAATAAATACTGAAGCATTAACTGCAGAAGTTAATACATTGGCAATTGATATACCAACTATTGTATCGTTTGAATTTGCTGTAAATAAAGTAGCTGCTGATGTTCCAGTTAGTCTAGCTTTATATCTTGTGAAATCTTGTGCCATATTATTTTCCTATATATTAGTTTGCTTTATAATGCAATCGCCATAGCGATCACAAATCCTGCACTTGGTTTACTTGTTAATTGTGTTTGAATACTAGATGTAACACCATCTAAATAACCAAACTCCGTATTACTTACAACACCTGTTCCAATTTTAGTTGCAGCAATTGAATTAACTGCAAGTGATATTGTACCAGAAGAAGTTATTGGACTTCCTGTTACTGTAAATTCTGAAGATCCTGAATCAGCTACTGCTACTGAAGTTACTGTACCACCTGCACTTGGGAATACTTGTGTATATGTAATTGCACTAGAACCAAGTGTAGCACTTGTATCTGTAGTACATAAATACATTGTATCAGCATTTGTTGTACCTTCAGATATTAAAATTAACTGTCCAGCTATTTCTGATATTATATCAAATTCTGTATCTCTTGAAGCTGTACCACTTGCTACAACAGTATATAAACCATTTTGAGAAGTAGTAGTTTGATTTTTTAATAAAACTCTATTTCCTGTAGCTAATGTAACACCATCTAAGACATCACCATTTTCTAAACCAGAAGCTAATACTACGTTAGCAGTAGATGCAACTCTTGCAATAACTCTTGTTCTAAGTCCAGTAACTAAATTATCAACATAGTTTTTAGTAGCAGCTTCAGAAGAAGATGAAGGATCACCTAATCCTGTAATTGTTCCACCAGTTAAAGCTACGTTGTTAGCATTTTGAGTTGCTATAGTTCCAAGACCTAATGTTGTTCTTTGAGTTGTAGCATCAGCATCATCAATTAATGCTTTACCAGCAGTTGTTAAATCAAATACTGCAGCTGTTCCTGATCCTGTAAATTGAATACCTTTATCAGCAGCAGAAGTTAATCCTGCAATTGCTGCAAGTTCAGCATCGTATGCTTGTACATTTGTACCAATAGCTAAACCTAAATTAGTTCTAGCAGTAGATGCAGATGATACATCAGATAAATTATTTGAAGCTGTAAGTTTAGTTCCAAGTTGCGTTTGAATAGCACTTGTTACTCCTGATACATAACCTAGTTCAGTATCTGTAACTGTTGATACAGCAATTTTTCCAGATGAATTGGATATAGCAGCTCTACTAGCAGTTAAATCAGATGTTACTACAGTTGTAGCAGCACCAGTTATTGTAGCTTGTTTAGCATTTAATTGTGTTTGTATTGCAGATGTAACTCCATCAAGAAATGCAAATTCTGAATTAGATACTAAGCCACCACCAATTTTAGTTGCGTCAATTGCAGCTGCTGTTGCAACTTTAGCATTAGTAATAACTAGTTCTGGAATTGAATCATTTGTTTTAGATAAAACTGCGACATAAATACTTACTGCTTCATTAGCTAATGAACCACTATCCCATGTTACTGTAACAGTTGTATTAGTTGAAAATGTACTTGCACTAATTGTTCCATAAATAGTTCCTGGAGTTGTAGCTATTGCTTTAACTCTACGACCTACATGATAAAAACTTGTAACGTCAACACCAGATACTGTGAATGAAGTTGCTGAAGCATAAGCAATAGTAAATGAACCATCACCATCTCCATAAATAACCCATTGAGAATCGTTATACCATTCTCTAATTTCTGCAGCTAATCCTCTAAAAGCATTATTAATATTAGAAGGTAACATTCCTTCTGCTGTA